ACCATGTTAAATAGGGTAAAATTTTAAAATGATGAATAGAATCGACAACAGTGGCGAAGGCATAGCGAGACTAGGCAGAAATGAGGATAATTATTTAGCTCATGTCGCACAAGGCGAAATGGTGGTTCCACCAGTTATAACGCCTGAAACGAGACAAAGATTAGAACAAGAAATGATGAACATGGGTTTAGACCCAAGTGAGTATACTGTTGGCGATGGCATGTCTATCAACCCAATTACAGGTAATCCTGAGTTTGGGTGGTTAAAGAAAGTGGGCAAAAGTTTAAAAAAGGTAGCTAAGAAAATAGCACCTATTGTTTCTGTAGTTGCACCTTTTATACCGGGTGTTGGACCATTAATGTCAGCAGCCATATCGGCAGGGTCTACTAAATTAGCTGGAGGCAGTTGGAAAGATGCTCTCAAAGCAGGAGCCATGAGTTATGGTGGAAGCAAGTTAAAAAGTAAGTTTGGTAAGACAACATTTGGTAAAAAAATTAAAGGTGGCATTGGCGATTTCTTTAATCCAGCTGAGGATTCAACTGGTTTGTTTGGAGGTAAGTTTGGTCCTAACTTGAGAACTGGTATAGGTAATTTGTTTGGTGACAAAACAATGTATGAGGACGCTGACGGAAATACATATACTGAAGACCAAATCAATAAAATGATGGATGACGGAACTTTGCCTGAAGGTGCTAATTTTACTGAAAAAACTTCTGCGTTAGAAAAGTTACTTGGTCCTGACTATGCTGACAAGTTATTTAATGTAGACCCTAATAAGGGTACTGGACCTTTTAGCTTTCTTGGTGATGGTAAAGGCGGCTTAGGTAATGCAGGCATATCAGGATTAGCAGGCATTATTGCTAAAATGGCTTATGATGAAGCTAAAGACTTTAAAGGCGTACCATTAACACCACTTACAACTACAGACCAACTAGGTCGATACAACATAGCTGCTGAATCTGCTAGAAAAGCAGGTGAGGAAATGCCTAACAGGGTAGAGTTTGGTTTAAATCCAAGCACGTTGCCTGTATTACAAGGTGGCACACCTAGAGGTGCTGCACAAGGCGGTATTATGGCTTTTGCACAAGGAGGTATTGTGGCAATGGCTAATGGTGGTGAACCACCAATAGACCCTGCAAACTTTCCAGTAATGAATGGTGAAATAGACGGACCGGGAACTGAAACTTCAGACGACATACCTGCAATGCTTTCAGACGGTGAATTTGTAATGACAGCCAAAGCAGTAAAAGGTGCAGGTGGTTTTGATATGAATGATAGTAACGGCATAGTTACACTAACACCAAACGGCGCACCAAGCCGTGATTCAGGAACAAGAGTTATGTATAAATTAATGGAACACTTTGGAGCATTAACATAATGGCTGAACAAACAACTGAACAAGGACCAATCGCAGTAGATGTACAACAACAATTTAGAAGCCTAGACCCTGCAACAAGGGAATTATTTTATGGCTCAGGTATACCCGGCACGGATTCTTACAACCCCGGTTTTCTAGGACAGGCTTTTCAGGCTAGTAACAAAACATTTTTTGATGAACAAGGAAATCCGTTAGTTACACCCGAAATGGTTGCAGGACTATCTCCTGACCAGCAGAGAGCTATACAATTATCAAGAGATGCAACAGGCATACAAACACCATTTATAGAAGAGGCAGGACAATCCTATCAATCAGGATTACAAGATTTATTTAGAGGCACTGATACAGCAAGAGGTCTTGGTAGAGAGGCTTTAGGAAACGTAGCAGGTGGTGTGGGACAAGAACAAGCATTTAGAGAGCAAGGTCTTGAGTCTTTGTTTGGTGGTTTAGGAGAAGCATCAGGTTTAGCTAGAGGCGCAGAAAAAGAATATGGAAGAGGTCTAGCTGAAGCTACTGGTTTCTTAAAAAGTGGTGCTACGGGTCAATTTAACCAAGGTATGACACAAGACTTTTATAATCCATACGAGCAACAAGTTATAGACCAAACAAGAAGAGATGTTATGGAGCAAGGTGCCAAGGGTGATATTGCAGCACGAGCAAGCGATATACAATCAGGTGGCGAATCAGCCTTTGGTTCAAGAGCAAGGTTAGGTGCTGGAGAAAGACAGGAAGCGCTAGGAAGAGGCTTAGGTGAGGCGCTAGGCGGTATTAGAAGTAGAGGCTACCAACAGGCACAACAAAATGCTTTAGGTGAATTTGGCAGACAGCAACAAGCTTTAACAGGATTAGGTGGTAATTTAGCTAACGTAGCAGGACAAAGAGCATCAGGCATGAGAGGTCTTGGTTCTACGCTTGCAGGTTATGGTCAAACAGGACAACAAGCTTTATCACAAGCAGGTCAAAGCGCATTGTCAGGTCAACAAACATTAGCAAATCAATTAGGTACACTTGGTGGCTTGGAGTCACAATCAGGTCAAGCAAGGCAACAAGCACAGTTTGGTGCAGGTAGCGCTTTATCAGGACTAGGTTCGCAAGCACAACAAGCAGCTCAGGCTGATATTCAAAGAACATTAGGCATAGGTGGCTTAACACAAGGTCAACAACAATCACAGCTTGACGCAGGAAGAGCCAATGCATTACAAGCACAAATGGCTCCAATGCAACAAATGCAATCATTATTGCCGTTTGTACAATCTGTACCAGCAGGATTTAGTCAGACAGCTACAACTTATGGCGCAAAACCGTCAGCATTAGGAGCAGGTCTAGGTGCAGGATTAAGTGCCTTGGGTGGTTTAGGAGGCTTCTTTAATCCACCACAAACCAACTACAATATTAATCAATCGTGACAATAAGTAGAATGGGCATATCTTCGCTTATGGGCTATCAAAACGGTGGTGGCGTTGAGGACAAATCAGAACAGGAAATTCTTTCTGACCCTGCTGTTCAAGAATTAATACAACAAATGCTTGCAAATCAAAGTGATGGCGACAGCACAGAAATGCAATTTAAACAATATAGCAGTATGTTAAATAGTATTGCGCCACCAAGACCAAGAGCAAGTGGTTATGATTTAGCATCATCTTTAGGCGCAGGACTGCTTGCACAACAAGGCGAAAAATTCTCATCTGTTGGCAGAGGCTTGGGTTTAGGTTTTCAAGAGTTTAGTAAGCTGCAAAAAGAAATAGATGCAGAAAATAGAAAAAACAAACAGGCTAGAGATATGACAGCTTTTGGCTTGGTAACTAAAAAGAAGACACAGCCAAGCGCAAAACTAGGTGCCTTGTGGAGAGATGACGATAACAATTTCTTTAGAGAACTAATAATCGGTGATGAAATTGTATACAAGGGTGAAGGGCAAGTTTTAAGTCAGATGGATTTTGGAGCAAAATTTCCAACTGCAAGACCAACCGTTGCTAGTGAAGAACAGAGATATAAAATGAATATTAATGATTTCTTTAAATTTGAAAAAGAGTACAGAACAGAAGAATCATCTTTAGACAAGCTAACAGATTATATGAAAGCCATGGGTGGCTCTAAACAAGGCTTTGAAAGAATGGCTGAAAGTGTAACAAATACTTTTAAGACGCTTTTTGGTGTAATGGATATTACGCCTGAAGCTTTAGCACAGGGCATGGCAGAGGGAAAGTTTCAAGGTTTAATTGGTAGGTTTAGGGTAGAAACAGTTGGTCCGGGTGTTATGACTGAGTTTGATGCACAAAGAATTATAATGGCTCTTGGTTCAGAACCCGGTGCTTTGCAAAACAGATACAGAGCAGCAGCTATTTTAAAAGATATTTTTGAATCTAAAGAAAAACTATATCAAGAAGCGGCAAAAAGATATAACTTGGGAGCTGAACAGGGCGTATATAAAGGTTACAAACCAGTAGAAATAAGAACTTGGGATAAGTCAATTTTTGATTTTCCATTATCAATTCCTGAAGGTGCAGAATTTGTTGAAGAAATTAAAAATGTACAAGACAAGGTTGTGGCTATTGTTTACAAAGAAAATGGCAAACTTTTTAGAAGAAATTTAGATGGAACTGTTAAAGAATTAAAAGATTCTGCACCTACACCACTAAGTAAAACGGTACCACTACCATAATGAAATTAACTCAAGAATATTACAATATACTTAATGATGCAGAATGGATGCCTTCAGATATACCTGCTTTTCGTGAAAGAATTAATACCAAAGTTGCACAAGATGGCAAAGACGCAAAACCTGATTTGTTGGCTTTGGCTGATTTTTTAAATGGTTCTGAAGCAAATGTTTTTGACATGATCGCTCAAGGTGCTACATTTAATTTTTCAGATGAAATTAAAGCAAGATTTCAGAGTATGCCACCTAGGTTTTATAACGCAGTAGAAAATCATGCTTATGATGTTTATAAGTCTAAAAATCCAGTTAAAGCTACAACGGGTCAGGTTGCAGGAGCATTAATCCCTACAGCGTTAGAAGGTGCTTATACAGCTATTAACATGAGAAGAGGTAAGCCAACACCGCTTTTTTCAGAAAGACCTATGACTGTAGCACTCTCAAAGGCTTCTGAATATATGAGAAAAAAACCACTGGTAAGGTCAGGAATATATGGAACAGCATATAGTGTTGGTTCTGATGAAGGAACAGCAGCAGAAAGATTAACTAAATTTAAACCTTATGCAACTGGTTTAATAGCAGCAGGTTTAGCAGTACCTTCTCTTGTTCTTTCAAGGGTTTTTAGTGCTATTGCTGAAAAAATAAGTACATATCCTGCTGCGAGTAAGGGAGAAGAAATGGCTATTGAAGCTATTGAAGAGGCAATGATTGCAGATGCAGGCTCTGTAGAAGAGGCTATGTTATTAGCTCATAACGCAATGAACAAAAACAAACAACTAACATTAGCTGACATTGGCTCAAGTAGTGGCAGCGTTTTAGATTTAGTAAATACGCTTCCAAGCAAAGGTTCAAAGATAACAAGAGACTTTTTAGAAGCAAGGTCCTTGGGCAGATTTGGACGATTAAATTCTGATTTGGTAAAAGCTTATGGTGTAAATGCTTCGTATTATGAGACTTTAGATGCGTTGATTGACGAAAGAAAAAGAATTGCTGCGCCTAAATACAAAAAATCTTTTATAGAAACTTTAGTAGACGATGACGGCAATACTACAACACAGCCTAGAAATATTGATTTAAACCAAGAATTTGTGTTGAAGAAGAATGATAGTGGCAAGCAAGAAGTTGTAACAATTAATGAATTATTTTCAAGACCAAGTTTAAAAAGAGCATTTGATAAAGCGCAAGAGATTGCATTAGAAGATGGTGTGCAGCTACCTGACATTAGCTACACAGATAGCGGTGTGATTTTAAGTAGTGGACCCGACAAAGGCACGCCTGTTGATTCTGTTGACATGGAGTTTTTGCATTACATGAAGCTTGCTTTGGATAATGAAATATCTATTGCTAATAAACCTACAAGTACATCGATGGGTAATGTTGAGCTTGGCAAGGTTATGGACACTAAAAATAAATTTTTAAGCATTATGGATTCTAATGAAGATTACAGAAGTGCAAGAAAAATATTTGCAGGTTCTAAAGCTGTAGAAGATGCAATGGATTTAGGTTTAAATGTATTTACTAAAAAAACATACGCACAAAATCCTGAAAAATTAGTTAGAAACATGAATACTTCAGAAAAAGAAGCTTTTAGAAATGGAGTCTTTGAAGCTGTATTAAGAAAAATGGAAGAGTCCGCAGAGGGCAGTAACATTGGTAAAAAGATTATTGGCTCAGAAAGAAATATAAATTTATTAAGATTAAGTTTTCCTGAGTCTATGCCTGAAGATAACTTTCAAGAATTTATAGAAAATTTTGGAACTGAAATAGATTCAAGAGCATTAGAGGTCAGAGTTTTGGGCGGTAGTCAAACAGCGCAAAGACAAGCCTTTGTACAAAAAGTAATAGACAAGTCACAAAGAGCTTTATCAAGCCGTGACCTTACTCCTAATGAGCTAATAAATAGTGTATTGCGTGTAGACTACAATAAGTTAAACGATGCACAGAACCAAGCTATGTCAGAAAAGATTGCAGAAATTTTAACGGAAACAGAATATGACAGACTGGTGCAAAACTTAAAAAGGGGATTTACGTTAGGTGAAGCATGGAGCAGGGTAAACCCATTTAAGTTAGCAAACTTTTTCTCCGCACTTGATGGATTAACAGGCTCACCTTATGTGTTAGGAGACATAGCAGCACAAGTAACACAAGCTGCTGAAGATGCTAACGCAATTGATTTTGAAGAATTTGGTGATGAACTTAAAAACAAAGCAATAGATTATTTTAAGAAAGAGGATAAAGAAAAATTAAATACATCTAGCGTAGATAACTTTAACAGAACAGTACCTAGCTCTGTATCAGATAAAGTTATACCTCAACAAAAAGAAAATTTAGCCGCACAATTAGATACTATGTTGGCTAATGTAAGTCAGTCAAACATGCCATTGGTGTCACCAGCAAATGCAGTAACCCCACAAGCACAAATTTCAGAAACAGTATTACCTAATCCTAAAGATAGGGAATTGGCTGAACGCCTTAGAGCAAATAAAAGTGGGATAGGTGGACTGGCTTAGTCAATATCTTTTATAACTTCTTTGTGATTGTTTTCAACCATTAACCGTATTTGATCTATTTTCTTTCTTCTTTCTGAGGCACAGATTTCTTCTAACATTTTGTAGGTTTCTAAATCTACCGTCAGCGTCCTATATCCTTTGTTGTAATCGCCCATTTAAAACTCCTGTTTTAGTTGTTGATAATGAATTATAATTCATTACAATAGATTGTAACACTATTTATTATGAAAATTCTGCACAATATCAAAATACCTTTATCAAGCGACAAAGACATACAAAAGATAAAAAGAAAAACAGCCAAGCCTGTTAGTCATGGTAACAAGGTGTGGAACTCTTCTCTTACTATCATAGATTTCTTATCTCGATATAATTTACAAAATGTCAACACGGCTATAGACATTGGATGTGGTTGGGGTTTAGTTCTTGCTTACCTAGAGAAACAGAACATAGATTGTGGTGGCATTGATATAGATGTAAATACCAAGCCTTATGTTGATGTGGTTAATAAATTAAATAAAACAAGTGCAGAGGTTTTATATATGGATTACAAAGAGCTGCCAAAAAAAGTATTTACAGAGATAGATTTAATTATTGGCTGTGACATTTGTTATTGGGAAGATCACGTTTCTAATATTGTAAAACTAACCAAGCAGGCTAAGTGTCCTGTATTAATAGCAGACCCGGGTAGAGATACTTTTTGGGAGCTAACGGAAAAAGTAAAAGGCAATCTGCATGAGGTTGTATTAAATAAACCTAGAGCTGTTCGTGGATATGTGTACGAAATACTGCCATAAATTAAATGTAATAAAGTGTTGAAAAGTGTTGCAATATACATTCACTTCTATATACTTATAGGTATATTAAATAAAAGGAGTTAAATAATATGACAATAAGAAAAGAAGTAATAGGTGGTTTTGAGTTAATACCTAG